CGGTTCACGAGCTGCCGTTCCATTGCCGGAAAATAGTAGCGCTTTAATCCTACAGGCCAATGAAAACACCCTCGCTGGTGCGGCCATGGATAAAAAAGAAACGCAGATGGTTGCCATGGGTGCCCGATTGCTAACTCACGGTGAAGCAATCAAAACAGCCGAGCAATCACGCTCTGAGACAGCCGCAGCACACAGCGTTTTAAGCCTTGCGGCCACAAACATGGCGCTGGCCTATACCCGCGCGCTTGAATGGGCAGCATTGTTTACCAGTGGTGCTACGGGCGAGATTTCGTACACCATGCCGACCGATTACACCGGCCTGACCGCTGATCCAAATCTGTTGACCGCTTTGATTGCCGGCTGGCAGTCCGGGGCTTTTCCGAGTGGTGATTTATGGACAGCATTAAGGCAGATCGGCGTGATTGATCCTGAAAAAGATAATCAGACTATTGAAGATGAAATTGATGCAGAGGGTGGTGGTTTAGCCTTGGATGAGTAATGGTTGCCATATCCGTACCATCCTTTGACGCAACCGTCAGGCACCAAGTATTTCTTGAGCGATTAAAGACAGGCCAAGCCCAAGACATCACGCCTTATTTGAAGGCGATTGATAAGGCCATACGGTTGAAATTGTCAAAAGGCGAATTGACCGGATACGGCAGAGCGCGGTTGGTTGCGCTGCTGGACGGCATCGGCAAAATGATCGATGGCGAGCTGCTGAAGTTTTCCAAGCAACTGACGCTGGATTTAAAAGACCTGGCCATCAGTGAGTCGATATTCGAAGCCAAATCACTGACCAATGCGGTCAGTAACCCGGCGTTTGAATCAATTGTGCCGGCGCCATCAACGGTCCGGGCAACTATTGTAGCCGCGCCTTTATCGGTTCGCGGTGCTCAGGGCGGCAAGCTGCTCAAACCGTTTTTGAAGGATTGGTCAAAGACACAAAAGGATACGCTATTAGGTGTTATTCGCCAGGGTGTATTTGAGGGCCAAACCAATGCACAGATTGTCAAAGCGGTTCGTGGTACGGCACCGGCCAAGTTCAATGACGGCAAACTGGCTGTTGTAAACCGGCAGACCAATGCACTAGTCAGAACCGCGGTTCAGCATGTTTCAAGCGTTGCCCGGCAGACTGTCTATGCGGCCAATAGTGACCTGGTTAAAAAATATCAGTGGATTTCAACACTGGATAACCGCACCAGCGATATTTGCCAAGCATTGAGTGGACGAACGTGGAAGATTGGCGAGGGGCCATTACCACCCGCTCACATTTCATGCAGGTCCAGCACTGTGCCGGTACTCGATGAGCGATTCAGTTTTTTAAAGGAAGGCGCAACACAGTCCGGGCAATTCGGACCGGTTGATGCTGATGAAACTTATTTTTCATGGCTGAAAAAACAGCCGGCAGCATTTCAGAATGAGGCTATTGGGCCGAGCTACGCAAAGTTGCTTAGAAACGGCGGGCTGAGTGCCGAGCGCTTTGGGCAGTTGCGCCTATCAAAGAATTTCAAGCCGCTGACATTAGCGGAAATGCAGAAGTTAGAACCGCTGGCCTTTGAGAAGGCTGGTATCACGTTAAATCCGGCAACTGGGTTGCCTATCTCCGGGAGATGAACATGAAGTACCAAGTAACCAAAGCAGCATTTGAAGCATTGGATGAGGATATACAGAAGTTATATGGGTCTGAGAAGGACGGCAATCACACGCTGAAAATTGAAGGTCTGGAAATACCTGATGTTGAAGGGCTGAAAGCAAAGAACGCTCAATTGCTGAAAGAGGCAAAAGAGGCAAAAGATGCCAAAAAAGCTGCCGAGACAAAGGCCACTGATGACGCAGCCGCAGCCGCTCAAAAGGCGGGCGATGTTGATGCTATTAATGCAAGCTGGCAAAAGAAATATGACGATGCACTGGCTGAGGCAAACACCAAGGCCGATGACGCACTCAGAATGCTCCGGCTTGAAAAAGTACACTCACAGGCAATAGAGCTTGCGACCACCTTGGCAGTGCCGGGGTCCGCAGACGTTCTGTTGCCACATATCGAATCACGCTTATCAATGGACATCAAAGACGGCAGGGCTGTCGCAGTGGTCATGGATACAGCAGGAAAACCGAGCGCCTTGACAGTCGAGGAGCTAGGCAAAGAAATTGCCAATAACGCGGCTTTTGCGCCGTTGATTGTGGCAAGTAATGCAGCCGGCGGCGGGGCCAATGGCAAGAATAGCGGTGGGGCCGCACAAATCAAAACCGCATCACGCGCAGAATTTGACGCTATGGGCATTAGCCAGAAGTCGAAATTCAGTGCAGAGGGCGGCCAACTCACAGATTAAAGGAGCCCAACCGTGGCTAATACACTGACAAACCTAATCCCTGATGTTTATCGTGCGCTTGATGTAGTAAGCCGCGAACTCGTTGGGTTCATCCCCGCTGTATCGCGGGACTCATCTGTAGACCAAGCCGCTATTGGCCAGACGGTTTACTCCTATGTTGCGCCTGCTGCAACTGCTGGCGATCTGACCGCTGCGGCCACTGTGCCTGATGATGGCAATCAGACCTTTGGCAACAAGACCGTAGCTATCACCAAATCACGCCGCGTACCGTTCCGCTGGAATGGTGAACAGACCCGCCAGATGGACAACGGCGGCTTTGGTGCCGGTAATATGCGTGTTGATCAGGTGACTCAGGCCATTCGTACCCTTACGAATGAAATGGAAACTGATCTCGCCGCATTGCACACCAGCGCATCACGCGCAGAAGGCGACGGCGGTACAACTCCGTTTGCATCCACCCTAGCCAGCTCTGCCAACGTCCGCAAGATTCTGGACGATAACGGTGCACCGATCTCTGACCGGCATTTGGTCATTGATACCACTGCAGGCGCAGGACTGCGTACACTTGCCCAGTTGACGAAAGCTAACGAGGCGGCTGATGCTTCCATGCTCCGGCAGGGCACATTGCTCGATCTGCATGGCTTTGCCATCCGCGAATCTGGACAGACCAAGCAGCTTGTGACATCCGGTACAGGCGCATCGGCCACAACCGACGCTACCGGCTATGCTATCGGCGCAACCACCATCACGCTGGCATCTGCCGGTACAGGCACCATCATTGCCGGTGACGTTATCCGTATCACGGGTGATTCTAACCAGTATGTTGTTGTAACTGGTGACACTAACGTGGCTGATGGCGGTTCTGTAGTTATTGCTGCACCTGGCTTGCGTCAGGCAATTGCTTCAAGTGCAACGGCGATTACTGTTGAAGAGGCCAGTACCCGTAATATGGCATTTAGCCGTAATGCGATTATTCTGGCAACCCGCACGCCTGCACTGCCTGATGGCGGTGATTTGGCGGTTGACCGTACCGTGGTCACTGATCCGCGCTCTGGCCTCTCGTGTGAACTGAGCATGTATGCCCAGTATCGACAGATGCAGTACGAACTGAGCGCGGCCTGGGGTGTTGGTATGCTCAAGCCTGAGCATTGCGCTCTGTTGCTTGGCTGATCTTTGCTGTAAATCCGTCCCTGGTGGCATTTGCTGCCGGGGATTGTTTGGAGACAATCATGGGTCTGATGAAAGTAAAACCGTGGGGCAAAGGTCAGGGCGATCATGTCATTATTGATGAAGCCGATTTCGACCCGAAATTCCACAAGCCATTAGTGGCGAAAAAGAAAACCGCTAAAAAAGCAGCGAAAAAGAAGTAAATCATGGCACTCGTAATTGAAGATGGCACAGAGATTTCAGGTGCAAATAGTTATGCCGCACATACCGATCTGGCGACCTATGCCACATTGCGGGGCGTGACATTAACAGCGGTTGAAGCTGATCGTGAAGCTCTGCTCCTCAAGGCTATGGACGCGCTGTATGGCCGACCGTGGAAGGGTGATAGGGTAACAACCACCCAGGAGCTTGAATGGCCGCGTACCGGCGTTTACCGCGATGGCCAGTTACTTGCCTACAATGAGATACCACGTGAATTGTTCTATGGCCAGTTGGCGCTCGCCATTGCTGCCATTGCTGAAACGCTGATGCCGGTACAGCCAGCACAGGGTAAGGGGCCAGTCATTGAGGAGCGTGTAGAAGGCGCTGTAACGGTCAAATATGCCAACTCCGGCAAGGTGCTGGCGGTTGCTGCCGTTGCCGATGCCGAGGCGCTTTTAAAGGTGCTGCAGCGCCGTTCCGGGCTTAATGTAGTCCGCATTTAATTATTCATACGCGCTGACCGCGCAGGAGTTACTATGCACATTCTAAAATCACTGACAATCGCGCTGTTAGTAATGCTGGTATCCATGCCGGTTTACGCAACAGATACCATCAGCCTGCCTGCAGGCCACATGCTGACGATCACGGCAGATGCAAACAGCATCGGCACATATTGGCAATTGCGCGATACCAATAATGCCAATCCCGGCGCCCCGGCATCACTGACAGTAAGCTCAAGTGCCACTATCGGGCCGTACAATGTACCGACTACCTGGGGCATTGACAGCACTGTCGGCACGCTGACATCGGCATCATCTGCCGTATATTTTGCCGGTACAGACCACCCGCAGGAATTGAGTTCAACACCAACTGCCATATCAGGCAGATACAGGTTTTATGCAAAGGATGATGACCTTGGCTATTACCAGGACGGTGCAGGAACTGAGCATTTAGTCGGCGGTTTTCCAGTATTCAAATCATATACATTTGCAGCACGATCAGCGGCCAGCGGTGAATACTTCTCTGCCGGATTTTATGATCATCCTGCAGCAGATGCAGACCTGACCAATGTCAGTACCACGCAGACACATGGTGATGCAGATATTTCCTATGCCGCCCATGCTTTCGTGGTTATGTCGGGTGCAGGCTCAACGGATGGCTCAGATTTAATAGTGACAATAACAGGCACATCGATAACAGACGCAGGCGTGCGTAATGGGTCAGATTCGCAGGTGATTGTTACCGACTGCACCGCTTCAACAACTGATCAGTATTTGGAAACTTCAAAGAAGTGGGTTGGTCAGATCACTTACACGCTTTCGTCAACTGCCGGTTCTACATTCGATTGCACGTTCAATTATGGCTTGGCCAAATATGATGACTTCGGAAACAGGGCATTTACTATTACGGATTTTGAGGCCGTTGGTTTAGCCAACGCTGCAGATACCGGATTCAACATTGAACTGATACATCACACAGAAACCGGCTGGACATATCATGCAACTGCATTCCACCCGATAACTGCAACTAACACCATTATTAATATGAACACAGATCATGGCACCGAGCAAAATATA